ATGAATCCACATATTCCTATAATCATAGATAGATTATAACACAAGTAGAAAGAAAATTAAACTCCGTATTTGTTCTTTTTAGGTTTTGCTACAGGACTAAGTTTGTTAACAATCGGATGCTCTTTGCTACCTTTAGGTACAAGTGTTTTGCCTTTTATTCCTTGCTGTTTCATGGCAGTTTTGGCAATCTTTTCGTCTGCATCTGAATACATCCAAATGTGTGTATTATCTTCTGCCGGACCTGATTTTGGTGTTGGTATATCAGGACTTCCGGCCATTGCTACCCCAATTCTATAATGATCGTAGTAGTGTTCGTTACCTAGTTCAACTGCATGTGTGCCAGAGTATCTAAGGTTGCTAGATACGTGCCCTTTTTTATGATCTTCTTTAATAAATTCTTTTGCTCTCATTATCCGATTACCCAAGTTATTGGATTACTGCCATCAACATTGTCTTTAAGTTGTTGTTCTAAGGATGCCATTTCTTCGTTTGCTTCTGCTTTTAAACTAGCACCATTTAGAGTGGTTCCACCGTTGGGGCCTGCGATAGTAGCAAATTTTTCACGTGCTTCGCCGAGTATGCGTTTAGCAAAACTATAAGCATACTCTTGTATCCACGGAAAAGCCTGATAGTCGTTTAACAACATGCTATCTGGCTTAAAGTTGTATATGTGAAGTAAACAATCCTCCATATCTTCTTCTCTAGGGATAGTACCTTGAAAAGGTATCTTACGAATAAGAGTTAACTTACGTGTAGTCTTGTTGTAAGTAAAATTTAGATACCCTCCAAACATTTTCATTGCTTGCTTTTGATAATCAACAAACAATTCGTAACTTAATAGTCCACCTACTCGTCCTGCAACTAACATATACGTGTTAAGATAACCACTAGCAAAAGGTTCGAACTGACTTGCTGTCGTTCCTGTTACACTGCCTATACCACGTCTATACGCGGCTCGTACATCCATAACAGTACTAGGCAAAATATATTCTTGTGTTTCTGGTTTTAGTTTTAAAAACGCATACGATTCTTCTTGGCTGTTGGCAGCTCGCTGACGATATTTTATCAATGCTTGATTAACAGCCAAATTGTAATGTTCTGTATCAAGTTCGACATCCACAATACCATCTGCTAAACGTAGTCTGATATAGTCTGTAATTTCGCCACGTTTTAGTTGTACTGTACCGTCTACTGGTGCTGTGGTTAGGTCACCAAAGTTCCCATCTGGGTCATACTTAACATGCCCGTGACCGGTGCCTGTAGCAGGTACATAGAGGCTATCGGTCCTTAGGTTCCCGTTAGCAAAAAATGTTGGTGATAAATCTTGTTCAGCCATATTGATATCCTTGTAAAGTATTTATCAGGATACTAATATTGACTACAAAGCCTTTAGTAGAAGTATATCTTTATTGATACGCCCGTTGGCAGGAATACTCACAGCCTTAATATCATCTAAGAACTTGCGTAACTGTACTTTGCCCGCTTTCATAAACTCTGATAACACTTGTTCAGGTTTACGAACCGTTTTACCTATACTTTTGGCTGGATTGAAGCCTAAAACCGTGGTTCCTTTAACGTTCAGGGGGCCAAGTATATCATCAGCTACATACTTAAACATCTTGCGTGTTTTAACATTATATACCCAAAGTTCTTGCGCACCTATTATATCAACAGGATTAATACTAGCAAGTTTAAGATTGTTATCTTCTTTCAAGTACTTCATCTTGCTTACTGCTTTTTCCTTGTTGGGCGCACGTTTCACACGAGCCTTCTTGGTTTGCTTCTTAACTTGTCTATATTGGTCTATGGCTTGATCAAACTTGTCAAAGAAAGCATACATGCGCTTGAAATCTGCGGCCTTGTAGTGCTTGTAGGACTCTGTAAGATCTTCATCACGACCTGCTTGTGCTTCTTTAAGTTCAGCAACATACGTTTCAGCCCATTCTGCATACTTGCTCAATTGGGCTTGTGGAACATTGTTAGCTTTGAAGTATTCAAATGCTTTTGGGTCAACCTTGTTACCACCGACCAACTCGTCAACCAGTCCATCAAAGTGTGCAAGATTGGCATCGGTTTTTTCTTGTAGTCTATCTTGTATAGTTTTCACTTGTGCTGGTGCAGTAACTTTTTGTTCAACTACTTCATCATAGTCATCAGTATCAACTATCTCGGATACATATTCAATCCGTTCTTTGATAAACTTGATTGCGTCTTCTTTGAGTGGCATACCACGTTTATGTGCTGTAGCCAGACTACATGCGGTTATTCCTAAGTGGCCTGTAGGACTTTTAATAAAAGTATCTATATCAGCTTTTTCATATCCGTTGTCCTGCATCCAACTTACTACATTCTTCTTAAGATCTTTGGTGCTGTAGTGATAGGCATAATAACGTAAACTATTATTCATATGATGACTAAAGGTTTTGTCGTCCATTGTTAATGCACGTTCAGTATCCCATACTGGCTCAGGACCGGTACCACGTTCATCAAAACCTTTACCTTTAGTTTTAGTCTTAACTGCCATATTTGAGCTCCTCTAATTTACAAACTATAACGCTATTTTACACTCATTTATCCTTAAAGTCAAGCCCCCAGTAAAATCAACAACTTACACCAGGTTCTAAATACCGCTAAATACTAGATACTATAGGATTTTATTGTGCCACGGTTATCACTCTGGAAAGACGGAAAACACTCAAACGACTACAAATTTATGGATCGTGTTATCGGCGAAGAATTCACTGTCGGTGGCACTGGCGTAAACGTACACAAATATCTTGGTACACAAGAACAAAATACAGTAAAAATAACCAATGCAACTCAGTCTTCGGCTAGTGCGGTATTGGAATTTGCCAGTACATCAAATATTTCACTAGATGAGTTTGTTACAGGTACAGGTATTCCTGCTGATACAAAAGTTATTGCTAAAGATGCAACTTCCGTTACATTAAACAATAGTACAACCATAGCACTACTCAGTGGCAGTACCATAAAGTTTTACGAAAATCCTTCGGAACCAAGTTACACAAATCAAAGCGAAAAGAATATCCAAGACTTGTTCTTTTTAGAGAACAGAGACCGCAAGTACGACACAGATATCTACCCAATGCGTGGTATATATCAAGTGCAAGATACTACATTTGACCTAAGTCAATTTGGTATGTTTTTGCAAACAGGCACACTGTTTATGACTTTCCATATTAACGATATGGTTGAAACATTGGGTCGCAAAATGATGAACGGTGATGTGCTAGAGTTACAGCATTTAATGGACTATTATCCATTAGACGATACACTGCCTGTTGCGCTTAAAAGATTTTACGTAGTAAGTGATTGTCAAAATGCCGCGGAAGGATTCAGTCAAACTTGGTGGCCACATTTATGGCGTGTAAAACTTAATCCGCTAACAGACAGTCAAGAGTACAAAGACATACTTGACAATATCAAAGTCGACGCTCCTGATTGGGATCCTACCAACGGCAATGTTAGCCTCGGTAGTGTACAGAGTACTATCGAAACTTATCAAAATGTAAACAACGCTATTATCAAAGAAGCTGAAAAAGAAGTCCCACTTAGTGGTTACGATATTAGCCATCTTTACATCAAGTCAACAACACCAGACGGCAAGTATCCAGGTGACCCAGTTGGCGTAACTGCTGACGGCAATGTAACGGCTGACAGTGATAGTGTAAGCACAGACTATGCTATTTTAAGTCCGCAGGCTGTACCAGAAGGGTACTTAACAGGAACGGGCCTGGGACCAAACGGTATGCCAGTAACCGTTGGTATTGCGTTCCCGGATAGTCCAGCAGTTGGTGACTATGCGTTGAGAACAGATTACTTGCCAAACAGACTATTTAGATACGACGGGAGACGTTGGGTGAAAATTGAAGATAATGTAAGAACAACACTTACACCAGGGTCAGACAATACTACACAACGTAGTGGCTTTGTAAACAATACAGAAACATTTACAAACAATTCAGGTAATGTAACAGTAAGACAGAGTCTTAGTGATGCACTAAAATTTAAGGCAGATAATTAATGGCTCAACAATTTTTTTACGATGGACAAATACGTAGATTCTTAGTTCAGTTTATGCGAATCCTAAGCGGGTTTCAAGTTGAATTTGGTAAGAACGCAGACGGTGTGAAAACACTACAAACCGTTCCTATATACTACGGAGATCAAAGTCGACAAGCCGCTACTATATTGCGCAACAATAGTGAGAATGCACTCAATGGTGTACCAGCAATGAGTGCTTATATTTCAGCACTGCAATATGATCAGTCCCGCATGCAGGATCCTACACACGTAGGTAAAATAAACCTGCGTCAACGTCATTATGATGAGGAGACCGGAACATATACAGATCAGCAAGGTGATAGTTATACTGTTGAAAGACTAATGCCTGTTCCTTACAAGTTAACAATAACGCTAGACGTCTGGTCAAGCAATACCGAACAAAAAATGCAGATAGTTGAACAGATTGCAACACTGTTTAATCCAAGTTTTGAAATACAGTCCACAGACAACTATGTAGACTGGACAAGTTTAACATTCGTACAACTTAGCGACATGTCATGGAGCTCAAGAACTGTACCGATGAACGCAGATGAAAGTATAGATATAGCATCACTTACATTTGAAATGCCAATTTGGATTGCTAGTCCTGCTAAAGTTAAACGTTTAGGGGTAATACAAAAATTTATTGGTAGTATATACGACGAGCAAGGCGAATTCAGTGACGATACTGTACTAAGCAATCTTGTTGCT